TGTGCCGGGTGTCTACGAGGTGCAGTATTGGGTAGGCAGCGTGCCAGGAGGTTCGTCCACCACGCTTCCCGCGGACGTGACTACCTTATTGGCGCCATACAAGGACGTCGGTGTGTGACGCCGGAAGACTACCATCGCCTTGAGGCGGTGGACTTCGCCATCGCCAACTCCAAGTCGCTCGATGAACTCGTCGGGTATTTAGAAACTGTGGCGCCGGACATGGCGGCTTCCATTGAGGGTAAGTCCCTGATGTCTGCGCGCAGCCCACTTGGCGTGTTGCTGTTTTATGTCCTCGGCGAGTTGTTGGCGTATTCGCTGCAATTGGGGTTCGAGGCGACCGCAGGCTTGGTTGGAATATTCGTGCTAGTCGGCGCCTACGTGATGCGTATTGCGACACGGACGCCGATCACCGGTCTGTTCCGCACGCGCCAGGTCTGAAAAAGCACCGGGGCGGATTCCTGACGGCAAGCCCCGGTGAGTTAGTCAACAACAGAAACGCTCTCTCAGGTGAGGGCGCGGATTTATTATACGAAATATCCACAGGAAGGCAATAATGAATGCTGATGGCTTCTTGCGGATTGTCTCCGGCCGGATGGGGCCGATCCAGACGATCACCCTGCGGCGGCGCAATGCGCCCGACGTCGTAATTCCCGCCTCGGTGCAAATTGGTGGCACCTCCGTGGTCGTTGGCGATGTGCAGCAGACGGCGGATAAGATAATGTGCACCGACCGCGAACTGAAAACCGCCTGGGCTGACGAGCCGAAGCACGGCGACCAGGTGATCTACAGCAACGGTCGCACGACCATGGTGCAGGGGCGCGCCGAGCCGGTGCAATTCGACGCCGATCGTGTGTTCATCCTACGCTGCTCTGGCGGATGATATGCACTGGTTCTCGGCCACTGCACGCTGGACCGCAGAGCAGCTTGGCCACGCCTACTCGTTCATTGCCGCGCTGCTGTTTGTAATCGTCTGGGCCATCAGTGGACCGTTCTTCCACTGGTCAGACACCTGGCAACTGATCGCCAACACTGCGACGACGATCATCACCTTCCTTATGGTGTTCCTGCTTCAGCATACTCAGAACCGGGACACCATAGCCATGCAGATCAAGATGGATGAACTAATACTTTCGACCAGAGAGGCATCGAACAACCTGGTGCGGATTGAGGATCTGACCGAAAGCGAACTGCGCACCCTGCGCGAGCGTAGGGCGGGCAGGCCGTGAGTCCGGAAGTCTGGCTGGACGCGAAGGCGGTCATTGATGCCACGTTGACTGGACTTGCCAGCAATTCGCCACCGGTCATCATCTTTCCTGAATATCCGAACGAACTGTTCGAGCCACCAGAGCCGATACAGACGTGGCTTTCCATCGACATCGGCGGAGATGTCGCAGAGCCGATAGAACTTGGCGGTAAGACATGGGAAGAGACCGGCGCAATATGGTTGCATCTGATGCTACCGATCGGCGACGGAATTGAAAATGGATTGACCTGGCGCAAGGCATTCTCTGTTGCGTTTCGTGCCGCCATACCAACGGTGCAAGGCTTGTATTATCGCGACCAGTCATTCGATCCGCTCGGTGCGGAAGACGGCGTATGGCGAAGATTGAGTCTGATAATTCGTTATGAATTTAATGACATACTGATAACCGCTTAGGCCCCTTCCTGGGGCCTTTTCTTTAACGCACCCCCGGCAAATGGAGATCCCGCATGAGTGGAACACGCTCGGCACAGGTGCCGACGAAGGACGAATTCGACGCGCTCGCCGCCAAGGTCGACAAGAACACTGCCGACATCGCGTCGCTCAATACGCGGGTGACCAAGCTCGAGGGTGGCGGTGGCAATTCCCCGTCGAACAAAGTCCCATCGGCTGACGGCACCACGGTCACCAGCACGAGCGGGCAGATCGTCGACGGTGACCTGCGCACGTTCAAGCTGACCGGAGCTGCAGGCAATTACGTCATCGACGTGGATGGCGTAAAGACCGGCGGCGGCGTGGTTCGTCTCTATGCCAAGAGCCGCCTCTGCTACCAGGAGAACTCCCACCATAATTGGTGGTATTTGCCGCTAGGGTGTGGCACCGCTCACGACGACAAGTGGATCCAGTGCCCGAACCCGACCGGTGAGCAGCCGCCTATTCCACCGCAGCCAAGCGGCGTTCCGCCGATGGCCGCCGAGGTCGGCTACAACAAGCGGACCCATGGCCCCCATGTGACCCTCGGGCAGAACTGGTTCGCGGTCCCGGGGGCCTCAAATGGCGTCCGACAAAATTCCGATGGTTCGGTCACCGATCTGGGCCCGATCAACGGCGGCAACTGGCACTATAATTTCCATTTCGGCACTGAACGTGATGCTGGAGGCGGCAATTTCGGTGGCGTGGCGTTTGGCGGCGGCGGGTATTTTGAGATCGTCATGTCGATCCAGGGCAACATCAAGGGGTGGTGCACTCCTGGACAGGGCGACTGCAACGGCTGGCCGGCGTGGTGGTTCGACGCCCTAGAGGGCGCTTACAAGGACTTTCCTAATCCGCCGTGCAATCCGATGCAGCACATTGAATACGACGCCGCGGAATTCCTGCCAGCGTCCAATCGCGATTATTCGGCGGGTATTATCCACTGGTCCGATGCGAACAGTCCGCCGGACAGGTTTAATAATAATGCGACAGGCCAGGACTCGAACGTGCATATCGCTAACCAGACCGACTTTTCCGGCAGGAACAAATTCGGCTGGCTATGGGTCCCGGCGACGAGCACGACACAGGGATATTGCAAGCAATATTACAACGATAAGCAGGTAGGCGCGACATATACGTGGACGCCTTACACAAGCGGCAGCAAGCCCGGTGATCCCGGCTGCCCTCCTTGGTCGGTGCTCGACATGCAGCATTGCCGGATGATGGTCGGAACGTGCACGCAGAATCCGCTGACGGTCTACGCCTGCTCCGTCTGGCAGAAGGACGACAGCAAGAACGTTCGCCGTGGCACTCCGCTGCCGGCATGACGTAGACTGCGCGCCTATGGCGGTGTAGTAAGCTAAGGCGCGAACGTGATTGGCTGCAAACCATAGGCCCCATCTGGGGCCTTTTCTTTGTCTATCTCCTGGAACCCAAAGTCCTGAAAAGCCGCGTCGCCGACGGCTCATTCGGCAACCTCTCAACAGCTAGGAGACTGGTGCCATGCCGGCGACCACTGGGTATAGCGCGGCCTTTGAGACCAACAACTCAGCGCTTGCATACAACGTAGAGTCGGTCTGGGGCGTCCCGCAGGGACAGTTTCAGTATATACGTTACCAGAGCACGACGCTCGCCGGTCAGCGCACGACGCAGCGTCCGTCGGAAATCACCGCCACCCGTGAAGCCGCCCAGTCGGTTACAACGCAGGTTGCGGCGCAGGGCACCGTCAACTACGCGTTCTCGGCGACCACGTTCGATGAACTCGTATTCGCCAACGTGCTGCAGGCTGACTGGCAAACTCCGCAGACGATAAACGGCGTGGCAGGCGATATTGCTCTGACCGCGTCGTCCGGCGCTGTAACATTGTCGTCCACGACGCCGAACAAGTTTGCGAATATCACCTCTGGTCAGTGGATCCGATTGCTCGGATTTACCAACGCGGCGAACAACGGGTTCTGGTTCGTAAGCACCGGTGCGGGAAACAGCCCTGACTTTCTTAATCTTATGGGGCCAAACTCGGCTACCGCAGTGACCGAAACGCCATCCGGCGCGGCGGCGAAGGTTCGTGCATCTACCATACGCAATGACAAGATCTGCAAGACGTATTTCGTGGAAAAAGCGCTCGACGCGACGAACATCCTGCAGTATCCCGGTTCGTATGCTACGCGGATGACGTTGAACGGTGGGCTTGGCGCCTTCACCACCGGCACGGTCGACCTGGTGGCTAAGTCAGAACAGATAGCCACAACGACATCGTCCAGTGGACCCATCCTCGCTGCCCCGACCGGTCGTGTGCTCAGCCCGATCGCCGACTTCGTTGGGGTATTTTTCAATGGTGTCGCGCTATCTTCAGGCGTCGAGAATTTTACCATCACGGTAGAGAACACCGGGGCGGCCGGTGAATTCGCCATGGGTAGCGCTTCGGCCATTGGCATTCTGAGCGGGACACATACCGCAAGCGGCAGTCTAAGAGCGTATGTCAAAGACTTCTCGATGTATAACAACGTCGTCAACGAGACATCAGGTCAGTTGGCCATCATCGTGAAGGACTCGACGCAGTATGCGTATGCCTTCACCTTCCTCGATGCCAGACTAAACGGCAGCATTGCGATCGGCGGTCCAGGCCAGGCGGTGATGGCCGACTACACCATAGAAGCCGGTCCGACGGCGCAGAGGACATTCGTCATCGACCGTATGGCAGCATCGTAAACTGGATGGCCTGACGGGGATGACGTTCGGCTAGCGGCAACTCCCGATGGCTATGGCGGCGCTGTCGCAGTTTCCTCCCAGAGATCGACAGTCCCGTCAGGCGCGGTGGCGATCATCACTCGCTGCCGCGCCTTTCTTTTATGGAGAGACACATGGAAATAGACGAGTTCGTCACCAGCACGCGTGCGATGAAAGACGGCATGTGGGTGCTGGTCGATGAGGCCAAATACGGCAACCTGGAAATCTTCGCCTGCGGCTTTACCGACGAGATGATCGACGCGCGGGCTGACCTTGAGTATGCCGCAGCAGACCGTCTCAATGTCGACCTCTCCCGCAATGAGAGGCTGCCGAACGCCGAGCAGCGCAAGATCAATGCGACGCTACTGGAACGCTATCTGGTCAAGGACGTGCGGGGATTGACCAAGGGTGGCCAGCCGGTGTCGGTCGATGAATTCCACCGATTGATGTATCTGCCAGGATATGAGGCTTTGGCTGGGGCGGCGTGGCAGGCGGCACGGCGAATTTCCACCACCACAGCGAGCCAGATGGAACAAGCCATGGGAAACTCGCTGAAAGTCTCGACATCGAACTCAAATGGTCAGGGATTCGCCAGCAATTCACCGGATTGATGCCTGAGGAGGATCTACCGCCCGCTCCGAACGTCAATCCGCGTTATCGTTGGATCTGGCGCGCTTGGCATCGGCTATCGCTTGACCGTCCGTATTATGGCGGCGGCATGGGGCCTCCGGTGCCGGGCAATATTCCTTGGTGGCAATTAAAACTGTGGGCACAGCATCATGGCCTTACGCGGAGCCAATTTACGATGTTGGACATATGTGTCCGCAAAATGGACGAGGTCTATCGCACGTGGATACGCGATAAGATGGAAGCCGATCGCAAGGCGCTTGAGTCGCAGAGGCGGATAGATGGCCCTCGGTGACGGCCTGCGCACGCATCTACTCCGCTTGACGGTGGATGGCGCGCTGTCGCCGAAACAGCTTGGCGTGCTGGTTGGCACATACGCCAAGACGCGGCATCAGCAGCTGGTTGAGCAAGAGGCACTCCCGGAAGTCTGGACGCGCTACGTCGATGGCGTGGCGAACGTGCCGGAGACCCAGGTCAAGATCACCAAGGACCACCCGGGCAAGATTGAATATCGCGGCTCCACGCTCGTCCAGGCGGCGGCGTATGTCTGGCTCATAGCAACCGAGGCTTCGCGCAATATCCCGCAGCGGCCAAGCCAGTTCCCGGCAGGGACGTTTGCTCAGTCATGGCGTGTCTTTGCCGATGGCCAAGAGGTGACGATCGAGCGCATTCCGGCGCGCACGACCGAAGTCATCATCGTTAATGTGACGCCGTATTCCAGGTTCCTGGAACAGCATGTGGGCGTGCGCCGCCAACGTCCTGCTTATATGATTTCTGAAATTGCTTCTCGTGCTGGTAAGCGTAAGTTCGCCGGGCTATCGATCCGCCGACGGTTTGTCACCCTACCTGGTGTGGCTGGGGTTCCATTCGCCGTTCCGTATCATCTGCAACGACCACCAGGAGGCGAGATGACATATCCGGCTGTCGTCATCGCCAGGTTGGAACACTAACCGATGTCGGGAACGACCGGTGGTGGCGGCACAATCCGCGAAAACTATGAAATAAACGCGATCCTCGTTGATAAGGTAAGCGCCCCAGCTGCGGGAATTACCGGCGTCCTCGATGATATGGGGCAGGCCGGCGTCAATGCGCAGGAAGAAATCGGGCGCATGACGGACGCGATGGCAGCCGGATTTGAAAGGGCCGGTCGAGCGTCCACGCGAGCGTCGGCTGATCTGCGTCAATTCGGCCAGGCTCAGCGCTTCTTCGATCCTCTGGCCAGATCGTTGGACCAGGCCACGAACAAGCTGGATCAGGTGCAGCGCAAGATAAGGGAGAACGGCGCCGAAGTAGAAAGGTGGCGTAGTCTGTTGGCGCCTGCCGAGGCGCGGGTCGCGAGCCTGACCCGTGAGCACGATAAGTGGTTAGCAAGCCTAAGTCGCGCTGATGGACTGAGCCGGCAGGCGGCATTCGGTCTACGTAATATGTCTACCCAGATGATCGACGTCGTGCAGGGCTTTGCCTCTGGCCAAGCGGCAATGACCATCTTTCTGCAGCAGGGCGGTCAAGTTGCGCAGATAGCGGCAGGGTCGGGAATCGGGCTCGGCACGATGGCACGGGCTTTGGGTGGGCTTATTACGCCCATGGTTGCGGTGGTCGGAGGGATTGTAGCGGTTACCGCCGGCCTTGCTGGACTGATTGCATTCTCTGAGTCGACGGAGCGCCGCATCGCGGCTCTGCGTTTAGCATTCTCCGGGTCGCGTGACGACTACGTCCAGATGGCCAAAGACGTTGAGGACGCGTCGCATCTGACTTCGCAGACGATAACGTCCTCTGCTGAGGATATCGCCAAGGCGCAGCGAATTATCATCGCCCAAGGCCGCTTCCAGGGCACCGCCCAAGATCTGCTTAGGGTGACAGAGCAGGCAGAGGCTCTTGGCAAGGTGATGGGCACTGACCTGCCCGCTGCGATGAAGCTATTTGCCGAGGCTACGCGAGACCCCATCTCGGCGATAAAGCAGATTGCCGAATCCCCAGAACTCTTGCGCCAAGTCTCCACAACGACGCTCGGTTTGGCCAAGGCTGCTGCAGAAGCCGGCGATAAGGCCAAGGCCACTCAGCTCATAATGAGCGAGCTGAACAAGTCGCTGCAAGTCCAGAGAGACCAGCTTACGCCTCTGCAGAAAGAATGGAAGCAGATCGACGACGACTTCAATAGCATTGGCCAGAGCATTCGTAACCTAGGCCTCGCGTTCGGCGAGTTCCTGAAGTCGTATGTGGTTGAGACCGTCAAAGGCGTTAAGGAGTTCATTGACCTCTTAAAGCAGATACCGTCACTCATACCGAGTTCTGGGCGTAGCTCATCTGGGCCGGACCTCTCGGTTAGAGATCCTAATACCATAATGAGCAGGTCGATTATTTCCGACCAGGATACATTAGCTCTGCTCAACCGCTCGACTGCGTCGACTGGGGCATTCGGGCAATCGCTCTACCAGGCTCTAATTGCCAATGAGAGTGGTGGAAGGCAATTCGATCCAGTCGCTGGCGGTGTATACACGTCGAGTAAAGGAGCGTTAGGCGTCGGGCAGGTGATGCCAGCCATGGCGCAGGGATACGACCTGACGACGACGGAAGGGAATATCGCTGCATCGTCAAAGTTCTTTGTTCATCTCTATCAGAAGTATAATGGCGACCCGACACTCGTTGTCGCGGCATACAACTGGGGAGAGACGAACCTTGACAGGTTCCTAAGGAACGGTGGGCAGATGCCTGCCGAGACTCAGGGGCTCGTCGGCCGTGTCATCGGCACGTTGTATAACGCAGGCGTTACCCGGCCTGAAGTTTCCGGTGGTGCTGGAGCGGCCGGTGGTGCTGGAGCGGCTGATCTCGGCCGAGGTCAGTTCGGCCCGCCCTCGGCGCAGGACTTCGCCGGTCAGGAAGGTGCCAGGCGAGCGATTGCGGGCGACTTTGGTGCCGGGACCGCCAAGCAAATCGCCGATGTAAGAAGCCAGCTTAACGACGCTACCGCGGCATTTAACAATTTCCGAGATACGCTAGGCGGGAATGATAAGGTCACCCAGGAATACGCCGCTCGCGTAGCGAACCTCCGTGAGCAACTCAGCAATCTGCTTGACCCGACACGTGAGAATATCCGTGCCGCGCTGCAATCGTCTGATGTCACGCGCCTGCTAGGAGAGGCCGACCAGAAGCTGCTCCAGACCAGGCAGAGGATAGCAAACTACAATGAGGCGCACCGTAACACTCAGATCGATGATGCGCATGCGACTAGGGAACTGTCTGCCGTCACCAAGGAACTTGATGCGGCGTATGAGCGTAGCCAGGCTGTCCTTAATAGGGACATCGCCAATAGGCAGAAGCAGCTGGAGCTTTACAAGCAAGGCCCGCGCGCCGTGGCCGATGCCGCTATTGCGTATCAGGCATATCAAGAGACTTTGAAGACGACATCCGAGACGGACTCGAGGTTCGCCGAACGCCTGAACGAGACCACGAAGCAGCTACAAAAGCGGAGGGACCTGGAGAACGAGTTCAAGCTGTCCGACATGAGTAAGGATATTGAGAACCAGACAGAGGTTCTCAATAAGCAAATAGAGACACTCGGACAAGACAATGACGCACGCTCGGTGACAATAGACTTGCTGCGAACCGAGCAGGGGCTGCGTAAGGACTCGGCTGGCTTCACGGACGAGCAGATCCAGGGATATCTGAGAGAGAAAAAAGCGCTTGATGAATTGGCCATTACACAGCGCAACCGCCAGCGTGATTTCGATGAGATCTCTGGACTTATCTCGTCATCGTTCGACCAGATAGGGAGCGCAATCGCCGAGTCATTCCTGAATGGACAGAATGCGGCGGTGAACTTTGCCAACGTCATGAAGACGGTTGCTACGCAGATTATCAACGAGTTCTTAAAGCTTTCGATTATTAACCCCCTCATCAACGGTCTGTTTGGAGGCGTGGGAGGGCAGACGCTTCCTACACTTGGTGGGGTGCTAAATAGTGTCGCGGCACAAGGTATTGGTGGCGGGAACTTTGGCGGCGGCATTTTTGGTAATGGTGCGCTGGGTCTGGGTGGTCTGCTGTCAGGCGGCCTTTTCGGCACGTCTACCGCCGAAGCGCTTGCCGGCACTGGGGCGACGTCTCTTGCCGGCCTAGGCGCTGACGCCGGGTCATTCGGCAGCCTGGCGGGGCCGACCGGTTTGGCTGGCGGCATATCGCTTGGCGGAGCATTGCTTACCGGCGCTGCCGGATTCGGCCTTGGTTCGTTCGCTGGTGGCCAATTGCAGCAGGCGCTGGGTAAGACGGGGCCTGGTCCAATGATCGGCGCGGGCTTAGGCACGCTCGGCGGTTTCGCTGGCGGCGCTCTGGCCGGCGCTGCAGCCGGCTCTGTAGTGCCCGTCATCGGCACAATCATCGGCGCAATCGCTGGCGGATTGCTGGGAGGCGCCATCGGGCCGCCGCGCAAGAATCCCTATACGGCTACTGGCGTGATCATCGGCCCGAACGGGCAGTTGGTGGCAGATCCAAGGCTGTCAGCCAGTCAGCTAGCTGTGTCGAACTATCAGATGATTGCCAACCAGGCGTCGGAACTCAATCAGGCGTTCGGCGGTCTTGGCGTTCAGGTAACGGGGACCGGGGCTCCACCACCAGCCGGCGCGGGCCTGGGCTTCTTCGGCGCCGGACGAGGCGGCGGCATTATCGGCCAGAATATCACAGACGCGTTCTCCAATCTCCGCTTCGGCGCCCAGGCCACTGGATACGGTCCCGCCGAAGCTGAGGTCCTCAACCGCAATCTCTCAGGGCGGTCCTTTGCATCTCTGGACGCGCTTGGCGCCGCCGTCGGCAAGGTCCGCACCTTCGTTGAGCAAACCGTTCCGGCCCTGCAGAAGTTCGGTGATGTCACCGGCAGCTTAGGTGATTCTCTCGCCCAGGTAAGCGCCGCGTTCGATCCAGCTATTCAGACTGCCAAAGAACTCGGATACCAGGAGGCGGAATTAACGGCTAAGCGCGATGAGCAAATCCAGAAGGCCCATGAACTGGCGCTTCAGCCGTTCATCCAACTGCAGGGCGACCTAGCAACGCGCTACGCGGCAGCCACGGCGGGCACGCCACAAGAAGCTCTGCAGGCGCAATCCATGGCGTTCGATCAGCAGGCCGCGCAACAGCGTAAGCAGCTGAACGACCAGCTTCGTGCGACGTATGGCGATGGCTATACAACCCTGCAACTCTACGCCGATCTATCGGTGCAGTTGGAGAAGACGCTTGGCGCTGAGCGTCTAGCTATCCAAAAGCAAGCCACCGAAGCCATGGTGGCTCAGCAAATCCAAGAAGCCACGCTACGGGGCGACCTCGATGCGCGCTATGCAGCGGCGACGGCGACCACGCCGCAGGAGCAGTTGACCGCGCAACTTATTGCGTTCGATCAGCAGGCATACCAACAACGGCTCGCGCTGAACGCACAACTCAGATCTTACTATGGAGACGCCTACGCATCTCAGCAGGCCTATGTCGATCTCTCCGCGCGGCTAGAAAGGACGCTCGGCGCTGAACGACTGGCCATCCAGAACCAAGCCAACGCTGCCATGGTTCAGGCAATGGAGCAGGCAAGGTCATCTGCGTCACAGTTGATTGGTTCAATCGCGGATTATGCCAGAGGCCTACAGTTCGGCCAGGCAAGCCCGCTGTCACCGCAAGCGCAACTTGAGGCCGCGCAGAGGCAGTTCCAGGCGGTCTCTGGCGCGGCCGCGGCGGGGGATGCGAATAGTCTGAGTAAGTTGACGAGTTACAGCGATACTCTGTTGGGTGCTGCAAGAAGCGTCTACGGGAGCGGCGAGGGATATGTGCAAATCTTTAAACAGGTCAGCGATGCACTGAACAGCGTCGCGGCGGTCAATCCAGATACGCTGACCGCCAGCGTGTTTGCTCTGGAGACCAGGAGCCAAACGCAAACGCTGGTCGACTCCCTCGCGGCGTTGCAGAACGAAGTGGCCGCGCTTCGTGCCTCTATCGCATCGGGTGCGGCGATGCCGGCGAGGCTGGCGGCATGATGGCTAATACGTTGCTCGACGCGCCGAGGCGGCCTGCACGCACAGATCATAGGTCTGGTTGCCGTAGGCCATCGCCAGCAATCCGATGCCTCCTACTCGTGCCATTGTCTCCTGCGCGCGTAGTTTGCACTCAAGCCTGTCCGCCTCTGCCCGCCGAGCATCCGCCTCTGCCCGCCGAGCATCCTGCTCGGCCTTTCTGATCTGGGCCTGGTAGACGGGATCTGCCGCTTTGCGCGCTACTTCTTTTGCGACCGCTTGGTCGCGAAGCATTAGAGATTCGTGCTTTTGCATGTCGGCGGCCTGCACACGATCGAGACAGGCACCGTATGCCTCGCCAGCCCGGCAGTTCTCAGCAGCCCAATCATATTTGGGCGGATGTGAGCAGCTACTAAGCAGCCCGGCCGCGACCAGACCTAACAACGGGAGATTCATGTTCCGTTTCCCTAAAGTCGTGGGCGATGTGTAGCCAGCCATCGTTCTACCTCTGAGAGGGTCATGCCGTTCTGCGGATCGCCGGCTTCGATTGAGTTGTTTTTCGGGTTGATGATCCAATAAACGCCATAGCCAATCGCCCAAGGATCGCGGACGCGACTTTTGGATAGTTGGTATCCGCGCCTTTGCACCATCCGGCGCAGCTTATTGTCCAACACTTTGTAATCGCTGGGAGACATCGCCTTCAGCTCGGCTGGGGTGTGGATTTGCATCCGCAGGATATACCCAAAGGTCATCCAGAAATCAAGCCGCAAGCGATGCCTTAATTCAGGAAATTACGCAAAGGATCGCCATGTCCGGCACCGGCTACACAAGCGCACCGATTACCGTTTTATCGACCGAGCTGGACAATCTCGCGTCGTCGTCGGGGGACGTGCTGGCGGTCAGTAGCGCCCTGGTAAATACCACAGGTGCGCCCCTCGCCGATCTCGAGCTGGACTTCGGTGGGACTCGTTCCCCGGTCGCCGACGCCTTTGTCGAAATCTGGGTGCTGCGTTCGATCGACGGCGGCATCCGCTATGAGGACGGGGCAGCCAATATGGCGCCCGGCCGTCCAGCGGACGCCATCATATCAGTCGCGTCCGGCACGAACATAACCCCGCACGCGGGCGAGCCATCCCTGATCATGCCGCCGGGTTTCTATAAGATCGCGCTGCGGAACCAGACGGGCGTCACCATCCCGACCAGCTCAATCCTGCGCCTGTCGACATACGGTCAATCGACCACGGGCGGCGGCGGGACGGGTTTAACTCTCCCAGGCGATGTTGCGGGCACGACAGCCTACCGTATCGCGGACATGCTTGAGCGCTTTGGGGTTGTCACTTACAGCCAGAGCGATACCAGCGTTAACCCGTGGGGCGCTGGCGTATCGGATTACACCACCGGCAGCGTCATCAGCGCACTCAATTATATAACCGCCAACTCCGGGCTGGTGTGCAATCTGCGGGAATACCATGTCGCAGGTCGCGATAGTGGCGGCGGATCCAATCAACTCTCCTGGTGCCCGACGGTAGCTAGCGCGACGGGCGGTCGCTTTGCGGTCTCTCTATTGCGGGGCGCCGTCGCCGCTGACGCGACGAGCCTCTCGAATATGGCGACATCGTCAGCGGGCGGCACTGGTTGGATGGCGTGGGCGGAAGGGTTGAACACGCCGAACGATGGTTCGGTCACCGCGGCAAACTGCGTCACGGTGCAGCAAACGTTGGAGTCTGGTGTCGCTACTACCGCGTCGTCGTCCAAGCCTGTTGGTGTCGTCGGACCGTCATTCACGTATAATACTTTGCCGCCCGAGACCTCGACGGCGATTGCGAACTATCTCACGGCGCAGCAGAAGTCCGATTTGCTGGCGGCATCGGCATTGGCGTCTGTGCGTTATTTCCCGACCGCCAATCCGGGGGCCAATGACAGCGCGGGGCGTGGTGGCAATTCCGACGATGTGTCGATCGGTCATACGATCTACTTTGGCAAGCCGGAAATTCTTGGCGAATTCCATCCAACGCAGTTGAGTGGCGATAGTCCGTCGCGCGCCACTGACGACAACATCGGCGCTTATTATGGCGCGCTGATGATGCTGCACGCACATCGTCTCGACTACCGTGCATGGTTCTGGAAGAGCCTGTTCGACATCGGCCAATCAGGAGACTCGCCATGGGTGAGGGTGGGACTGTTTCCAAACCGTGGATCGGATACACCACGGCTGCCGGCTCGAGCAATTCGGGCCATGTATGCGTTGACCGGGGATACTGGGTCGTCGAAGCGAAGCTTCCAGCCGTCGAACCTGGATTACGCGATTTCGGGTCTGCCCGCACCGCCAGCGTCAGCGACACCATGGATGGGTGGTCATCATCGGCTGTTCCAGAATTCCGGTGGCACGTTCTTTCTGTTCGTCTGGAGCGAAGCCTTATACCCAGGTGGCTCCGGGACGACGGTTACCATCAGCTTCAACCGCACTATGTCGAAGGTCATTCACTATGACCTGACCACCGATCCAGCGGCGGCCGAAACACCAGTCAGCACGCTGACGAATATCCCGTCGCTGAGTTTCTCACTTACCGCCTCGGTGCGGTTGTTCGTCATTTTCCCGCAGGGCTCCACGATCCCCACGGAGTCCGCACAGGATACGACACTCACATCGACGGCTGGCGCGATCTATGACGCATTGGGTGTGGCGTGGACCTTGGTGAGCAATCCACCATTCGGCTTGCAGGTCGCCCACGCCAGCATGGTCGACAGCCAGAACGTGGTGCTGTTGCTCTATCACGACCACGTCGTGCACCAGCAGAACAACGTCGGGACATGGCAATTTTGGAATAACGCCACGCAGGCTTGGGTGGTTGAGCCGGGCGATCCGCGCATCCAAATCACCGAGAGCCCGGAAGGCAGGACCGTCAATACGACCGGTCAGACGATTTTCGCCTCGCAGACACCGGGCCAGGTTGGCGGCGCCACACTCGATGCGTGGGCACTGGACTCTACTGCGCATGCCACCAAGAACGGCGTGCAGGATGGCGCAACCGCCAATGCGATGGAGTTGTTCTACCACAATCACACGGTTTACCTGGAGCAGACCACAGGCAACAGTTTTGGGACGCCGGGTTGGAAGTTCTATAACGGTTCAGGTTGGACCGACTGCCCCAATCCGCACGGCGTTGTTGAGTCGCCCGAAGGCACGCAGGTCACTAGCATCGGCCCGACGATCAATGCGTCGGTCACGCCCGGGCAAGCGTCAAACACCCTGCACATCTGGGGGCTGACCGATCCCTTGCCGGGCGAACCCGCCTTCCGCATGACGTTTGACGGCGCGATCGATGTGGATAGCTGGGGCGTTGACCTGCTCTACTATCACAACCACTCCCTGTATCAGCGCACGGTGGGCTCCAACTCACTCGGTAGTCCGGCTTGGTATGTCTGGGCGGGTCCTGGCATCAATAATTGGGTTGATACCACCAATCCAAACCCGGTCCAGGGGCCGACCGAATCGACTGAAGGCACCACCGTCACCGATTCCGGGCCGATTATTTATGCATCGAGGACACCGGGTCAGGCATCACCGTCTGGTGCGCCGCTCGATCAGTGGACAATTACCTCGGGAAGGCAGGCGTTTTTAAATGGCTCGTATGATGGCAGCAGCGCCAATGTTCTCTCGCTATATTATGCCGGGCACTTTGTTTATCACTCCGCGAGCAACGGTAACAATCTCGGCTTTACCCCGGGCTGGTGGCGCTGGAGCGGCACTGCCTGGGTCGACGTCACCCCGCCGATAGCGCAAACGCAGCAGTCGATCGCCATTACGACGATACCGCAGCAAGTCGTCGGAAGTGCATTTAGCGTTGTTGGGACGCTGAGCGGTTATTCGTCGCCGCCATCGCTGCAGTATCGCGATGGGGCATCGGGCACATTTGTTGCTTTGCCTGCTGGCGCGGTAGTCAGTGCTACGGCGTTTTCCTTTACCCATCCGGCGCTCACTTCGGCGACGACGGCAGCTCCAGCAGCGGCGGCTGCTGTGGGCTTTAACATGCGCACGCATGGCCCCAATGTGACGTTGGGGGCAAATTGGAAGGTCCATTCGCCAACGGCGACCCAGAATCCGGATGGCTCTGTGAGGCTCTCCGAGGACTTTTACGCTGCCAACTTGAATATCAACACCGCGGGCAACGGTGGCAATTTCGCCGGTGTTGCATTTGGCGGTGGCGGATACTTCGAGATCGTGTTCTCAATCGAGAACGATATCCTCGGTTGGGGCGGAGATCCAACTGGTTGGCCGGCCTGGTGGATGAACAACATAGAAGGGACCTACGACAACGTTCCCAATCCCTTGGTTGATCAGCAGGGTATCGAGTATGACGCTTGCGAATTCCTCGACCCACATGGCACCCCTATCAATGCAGGGATTATCCTGTGGTCTGGCGACGGTCGCTTGTGGAACAACACAGACAACGGCCAAGGCAACGGCATTTTCTTGCCGGGCGGCGACTTCACGGTGCGGCACAGATATGCGTGGCTCTGGGTTCCTGCAACGAACACCACGCAGGGCTACATAAAGAACTACATCGACGGCGTTCAAAAGGGGCTCACCTATACCTGGAATAAGTTTGTGCCAGGCAGATCGTGGGAAGACTCCAAAAATAACGACCCCTGGGCAGTTATGGATACGGGGCGGTATCGGCTGCTGGTTGGAAGCAATCAGCTGAACCCCATGACCGTTTACTCTGTTGAAGTCTGGCAAGCGAACGATAGCGCGAACCTACGTGTTGGCACCCCGCTGCCTAGTGGAAGCGGGACGGGATCGACCACGGTCAGTGTGCGCGACGCTGGCAACACCAGCATCCAGGCGACGTCCAATTCGTTCAACGTCGTGGCTAGCGGGTCCGTATCGCTCAACAACATTACACTGTCGAACAACACACAGATCTCTGGCGCCGTCGCTGGCACAGCGATCGGCACGATAACCGTCGTGGTTTCTGGGGGGCTGTTCAGCGGCACGCTGGCGGTCAACGACACGGCCCGGTTCAGGATCTCTGGGTCCACGCTGCAAAACAACACGACGCTGGCCGTCGGCAACTATAATATCACCATTACTGCGACGCAGGCCTCAGCCAGTGGCTCGCCGCTATCGCGCAACTTCACCATTGCGGTGTCCGGTTCCGGCAACACGACGATCAACTTCTCATCGCCGACCGGCAAGACGCTGAATAAGGCGCTGTTCGGCTTCTCCTGCTCGTTCTTCGGCGGCCAGCAGTTCACCAATGCGACGTTCCGGAATACCGCGAATACGTTCCTCAAGCCATCTGCGCTCTGGTTCAACTCTGACTGGGATCTCGATACCGACTTTGCCAATGGCAACATGACTACGATCAATGCGCTGCTCAATAACTACCGCTCGTTCTGCCAACCCGGCGTCCGGGTCACCATGGGGTGCTGCAAGGACAACACAGTCTCGGCATCGACCAGGGCATCGCGCGCGGCGAACTTTGCGACCTTCCTGAACAACAACGGCTTCTCAGATATTCTGGATTGGACGATCGGTAATATCTGGGACTTCAACGGCATCTCCCAGAATACGGCGCAGAGCTACTTCAACGCGGTCGCCGATGCGCTGCATGGCGTGAATTCATCATACCGCATTTGGGGGCCGCCGCAGTGGCACGCCGGATCATTCGCCAATTCGACATGGGCGAACGCTGTCGGGACGACGCGCAACAATGGTGGCATCGTCTGGGTGTCCTATGATGTCCCGGCGGATAACAACGGCGGTAACATCACGGTTGGCCTCGACGTCGCATACGGCCAATGGGGCGTGAACAACCAGAACGCTGTCATCCAGCGCAACGCCTTGGCTGGCACGTCGATGGCGAACGCCAGATTTGGCGTCATCGAATACAATATGGCCGAGGACATGGTGAACATCATCACCATCAACCAAAGCGGCCGATACATGGGCGGCATTTACGCCGCTTGCTATCTCTACGGAATTTTCAAATCGGTCGCCAGCGGTGTGGACTTCGCGCATCTGCAGAACATCGTCAATTACAACGACAACGGCGCCATCGGCAATGAGCAGCAGGGCGGCAATCTATCTGCGGTCAGTTGCGCTGGATACATCATTGGCCGGTTGGGCCAGACTATGTTCGGCCCCGAGTATTCGTCGTCGACCACGATCGCCAATCTGGCAGTGCTTTCGGTTAAGCCGACCACGACGACCTTCGCCATCCTGCTGATCAACTACGATCTGGCGAATTCGCGGACGGTGAATATAGCGGTGAGCGGCGGGGTTCCGACCGGAACGATAACCCGCTGGGAAATCGGCAAGTCATCGCCGGGCGCTCCCAACTCACCGACGCCAACCACCGGCACACAATCGAGCCTCGCGTCGGTTTCGATCGCCTCCGAGACGGTGGTTATTCTTACGGGGACCCTGGCATGACGAACGTTGGCTGGTCGCCCTATGACCTTCCCGTAACGCTGCTCAGCAGCGAGCTGAACGGATTGGCGAATAATGCCATCTCGGTGATATCCGCCGACACCGTCAACAGCACCGGCCGGCTCTACTGCGACTTTGAGTTCGTGGCGGGCGCCGCGTTTACGCCTGGGTCAAATGCAATTCTTGATATATGGATGCTGCGCTCAATCGATAATGGCGTGTCGTTCGAGGACGGGTCGTCGTCGCAGCTGCCACCGCGCGATCCGGACTTGTCGATCGTGGTTCGGGCCGGCACGTCGATCATCCCGCGTGCCGGAGCACCACTGATCGTCTTGCCGGTGGGACACTACAAGGCCCTTGCCCGTAACCGCCTAGGGGCAGCGGTGCCGACCGGCAGCATCGTGCGTATGGCTGGCTACACCGAGCAAGCGATCTGAGCTAGCTCATGCCGTCGCTGTTCTCCCTCGACGTTCGGGCGGCGACGGTCAAGCCCGCGCCAGGAGAACGCTCGGTCATCGACCGCGCCGTCCCCGCTGCGGCTGGACTGCGCAGCGTCCTGCTGTTTGAGGGCCACAGGCTCACCGACCTCAGCAACCCGATCCGTCTGATCAGCAAGCGTGGCTCGGTGGCCATTTCCCAGGGCCTGCACGGCGCGCAGGCGCGCACGGCGATGACCGGGACGACGGGGCTAGCTGCCTCGCCGTGCCTGCTGCTGGCCCCCACAGACGCGGCGCTGAGCACGCTGACGGTCTCTGCCTTGGTGCGGTTCAACGGCACTGGGCCGGTCCCTGGCAGCTTCAACACGATCGGTGCGGCACTGGCTGGCGATGACAGCGGGCGGATGCCGCTGTTTGTTTCCACCGCCGCAGATACGTTTCGTGTGCGGGCTGGCGTCGAGGCGGAATTCCTGTCGGGCGGTCAGCCGCTCAACGTCGCCTCGCTGACCGGTTGGCACCGGGTGACCGTGACGATCGCCGCCAATGTGGCGACACTCTACGTCGATGGCGGAGCGACGTTCACCGGAACCGCCACGCAGTCGTTCCCCAGCTTTACGCTACGCTCGGTTCTTGGCTCGGACGTCACCCTCGGCACCGAGTGGCCTTGGCCGACCGCGGATATGTTCTACTGGTCGCGCGCGCTGTCTGCGCAGGAAGTGCTGAACCATAGCGTTGGCCCCTATCGGGTGCTGAAGTCGCGACTGGCGGAACGCTGGACCAATCCGACAGTCACGGCACCGCCGGTCGATCCCGGCGGTCGAGCCTGGGACGATGAATTCACTATCGACTTTGGCAACTCGATCGCATTCGGCGTTATTGCTCAAATCCGCGGCGTCGGTCGGCTGACAGCAACAGCTGCGGTGATGCATTCATCCCCGCCGATCACGGTTAGTCGTCAGATCGACGGCGCTGGCTTCCTGCATATCGAGGGTTTCGTCCTCAAGAGCCCATCCTTCGCTACCGTTTCCGGCGAGGGCACGCTGACGGCCAACCCAATAGTCCGTCGCATGGTATCCGGTCTGGACGGCGTGGGTAATGTTGTCGGATTTCCCCGGCAGCTGCGTAGCGCAGTATCGCTGATTGATGGCACGGGAAGCCTTAGCGCTCGTCCAGGTATCGGATATACCGCGCGCGCGGCCCAGCGTGGCCAGGGAAACATCCTGACCGACCCATTCATTCTTGAGCCATTCAATCGTGGCAGGGCTCGCTTCAACGGGATGGGAACGCTAACGGCCAACGCCGTTGTGCGTGCCGCACCAGTGAATGCAGCAACTTTGCGTGGATCTGGAACACTCAACGCAGTTGGGATCCTGCAGAGGGCACGCGGCCGTTCGGTCATCCTTGGGACCGCACGGCTGTATGCCCGACCGACCATCATTCGTAGGCCACGGATGCGGCCTGGCATCGCTTCCGGCGCGGCTCCGGACTTCGTCGCGGTTGAGATTGAGACGTATGTCCCCGGGAATACGTCGGTCATCGCCGTGGCTGGTCACGGCACGCGTGCGCACGGCACGCTCACGCGTTTACCGCCAGCATCCAAACCAGAGACCACTGCACAGATTTTTGCGTCAGATATTGGGTATCGCACCTCGCCGTCCGATCCGCTCAGCCCGCCCGTCAGACCGTATCCTCCTTTGGTTAATGAGGCCTATCAGATTGACACGGCGCTCAGCCTAGAGCCTGCGCGCACATCGTCTGCGGCTTCGTGGGGAACCCTGTTACTGGCTAACCCGAATCGGACGTTCGACGATTTGATAGGAGTGCAGAACTCGGACGGCCGGCCGGTGCGGATCTTGAGTGGTCGTAAGGGCTGGGACAGCAGCTTGCAATATCTCACCGACCCGAACTACGCCAGCTTGACTCTTATGTTCTCAGGCCTTGCAGCACCCTGGTCGCTGACTGATGACGGTCTGAGTATCCCACTGCGAGATGCCACGTATTTTATCGAGAGGCCATTACAACCGGACGTGTTCGGCGGCAGCGGTGGGTTGGATGGGACGCAGGACCTGGCAGGCAAGCCGCGTCCTATATTGCGCGGAGGCACCGCATCATCTCCGGTTCAGAACATCACCCCGGTGCTGATAGATCCGGCCAATCGGATTTATCAATACAGTGATGGCCCTGGGTCTATCGTGGCGCTTTACGAGGGTGGTGCTACCGGATCCGGCGCGATCACGCCCGCCGGAGATACGACAAATCTATATGCGGGCACGACACCGTTCGGCCGGTATAGAACCGACAACTCTCGTGGGCTGTTTCAACTTGGCAGTGTGCCTGTCGCAGCCATAACGATAGATGCGGTTGGCCTTTTCCCGATCGCAGGGGCAGTCAATCATCCGTTCATGATATGTCGCTATTTGATGAGCGAAGATATGACGCTGCCTGAGTCGATGCTGCATGTTCAGAGTTTTGCCGACTTGGCCGCTGCATACCCGTCATATGTCGCCGGGATGTATTTTGGTTCTGATGAACAATGGTCGTGTGTGCAAGCGATCGATGCCATTCTATCTGCTCTGGGTGCCAATATCGTCCCTACCAGGGACGGCAAGCTGCGCCTGATGCTGTTGCGGGATATCAGTGGAGCCGAACCAGTCGTCGGCAATTACAATGAGGCGACGATTATCAGCTTGCGGCGTCGTCCACTCCCTGCATCGCTTGATCCTCCGCCTTATCGGATACGTGTCGGTTATCAGCACAACTACACGGTCATGACCAGCGATATCAACCAAAGCCTGACAACGGCCGATAGGCGGCAATTCATCGCCTCGCCTGACCGGTTCGCGACTTTCGTCGATCTCACCCTGTTGCGCGCTTACCGTAAGCCAAACGACTACGCACAAATGCCGAGTCCCCTGCTGACCTTGGCAGCGGCGCAATCTGTCGCCAATGACTTGGGATCTCTTTGGGGAGCCCCCAGACGTCTCTACGACGTTATTCTACCGCGCAGGTTATTTGGCCACGAGCTGGGAGATGTTGTGCAGGTGCACTATCCCATCGAGCAGCTTACCTCAGGCAAAGACTGTCGCGTGGTCGGCTACTCTCTGCGTGCTTCGGACGCCACTGTTACATATACGGTCCTAGCCTGATGCCAGCAACCATCTTCCAGAATAGCACCACGCTGTTGGCATGGAACAACTATGTCCTTACGTCGCCGCTTAGCACAACAAGCGCTTCTCTACCTGTCACCAACCTGACAGACGAACGAGGGGCGCCTTCTCTGGGATGGCAGTCAGCGTCTGGTGTGACACAGGATGTCATTGTAAGCGTGGTTCCCGCCATTACCAGGTCAACCTGGCGCGTCGTCGGGGCCTTTCGCACCAATCTTACCCCGTCCGCAAGAATGACTGTCAGATTGATGAACCAGCCAAACTTGCTGGTTTTTATGGCCTCCACTGACGGACCGGAACCAGGGTTCGGTCAATCGATCCTCGTATTGCCTAACGATATCGTGGCTGACTTTTGCTCGATAGAATTCGACGATCCGGCGAATCCACAGCTCTTTATCAATGTTCCACTCATGTATGCCGGTCCAGCCTGGATTACCGCGAGCCCACCGGCTTGGGACACGACGTTCGGTGGCAATGCTACAGTCAATGAAGCGGTATCACGCGGCGGTCAGGAGTATCCCGTCTTCCTGTATGAACAGCGCCGCGGAGAGCTGTCGTTCAACGGGATTCGCGCAGGCGAAGTGTTCGGCCCGCTCGCAGAGCTCAGTGCTACTGCACGTCGGGGAAACAACATTCTATTCATTCCAGACACCAGCTCAGCGACAGTTAATATAGAGGCGATTTATGGTCGCGTTACCGCGACCGCTGATGTTGGTTTTCCGTATGCCGCGGCGGATCGCCGCAGCTGGCGGGCAAGGATCACAGAACGCCTATAGCCCTGCCGACCGCTTTCCCTCGGAAGCTAAATGAGGAGTTCTGGCATTGATCAGAAACTTCGTGGTTGAGAATGCCAACGCTCCCGGAACGAACCTTAATGTGCTGTTAGCGGGTGCGAACCAAGGCTATCAGACCTGGCGTCAGGCTTACCCTACCGATGGTTCGTTGGTTTTCTACTTTATAGATGACGGCGGCGCCGCGGAATGGGGCGTCGGCACACTGCATACAGCCTCAAACCCAGTCACTCTGTCGCGTGACACTGTGATCGGGAATACCGGCGGCGGCACTGGACGGGTCAATTTTGTTGGTGCCGTGCAAGTCTATAACGAGATTCCCGGCGAGAGAATGCCGTTCATCCACACTGGAATTTTGCGGGCTCCTGGCGCGACGCTCGATACACACAGTGGAGGCGTGCCGATTGGCGCGAGTATGGATTACTGGGGCACCGTGTCGCCTGCTGGTTGGCTGTTCTGCGATGGACGGTCTATCTCCCGAACGACGTATGCTATGTTATTCGCAGTTATCGGCACGACATACGGCGCCTTGGATGCTAGCTCCTTCCTGCTTCCTGATACACAAGCCAATCTGACCTACGGAAAGAGCCAACCAGAACCGCCGGCTAGTTCCGGCGCTTCCGGACTGAACCGCCTGGGGCCGTGGCAGAACACGCCATTAGGCGGAGTAATCGGAGACTGGCGGTTGGATACTCATAATCACGGTCTCAACTGGTTTGACCCGGGCCACGCGCACGCCGTTGCTGATCCGTCCCACGTGCATGGCGTCGGCGATCCAGGCCACGCGCACGCCGTTGCTGATCCTGGGCATAACCACGCGCTTGTCGACCCAGGGCATGTGCATGCCTATAGGCATTCGAGTATTATTAGCGCATCAGGATTTGCGGCCGGCGCCAACTTTAACATAACGGATCAGTTCCTCAATACTGACGACGGTGCGGTGCGCGGGACCGGAATGTCCATGAATGCAGCAGGAACCGGCATCGAAATTTTTCTCGCCGGCACCGGCGTATCTCTCGGGGCCGCGGTCACCCACGTCTCTATTTTTAGCGCCAACACCGGCATTTCTGCGTCTGTTCAACCAGCAGGCTCGGGCATCGGGTTTCAGAATGTGTCGCCAGGGATCGTATGTAACAAAATTATTTACGCCGGGCCCGTGCCATGAGCGCCTGGACAGACGCTTTATCGGGCACTCTGCTTGCCAACCATAGTTATGCAGATGGGGTCAGCTGGAACTACGTCGGTAGCGGACTTTGCGAAAATCGTTCGACGACACCCATCGCATTTACATCGGAGCTAATCAACGAGATCTTCGCAGCGTTCGGCAATGACTTGCGAACTGTGTCGCAAACTAGCGAATTGCCTCTGGAGTTCTTGGTCGCGGCGATTGCTTTGGTGGCTGAATTAGTTGGAACCGCCTCTGCCGCAACTTATGTAAAATTCCTGCCCGGGTTCATAAGTGAGGAGGATACTCCGGAGCTGGCTTATGCAGGGAGCACTGGCCTACGATTCGACTACGTGCGCGCGCTTCGTGGCGCTATATTGATCCCAGATTATATCGCCGTCCCAGCGACGGCAATCAACACGGCGGCGGAGCATATGGTTGCCGCTGTGGGGTCAACCATGTTCCAGCCACCCATGGTGGCATCAGCGTATAATACTGATTCTGGCGTGCGATATGACCCCACCTCGCGTTGGCGAATGGCGAACGAAGCGCAGACGGATCGTTATCTCGGGTGGTGGAACGCTACCACGAGAGTCATAGCCATGGATGGCACTATCGCAGGAAGCGCGCCGACATTCACCTCGGCTCTACAGCAGATTACTCCGGCTGAACCGGTGTCGCCTACCGATGCTGGGCAACAATTCGGCAAGCCAGATAGCCAAGCAGCCGTTGCTAATGGAATGATGACATCTTGTGAGCATAACCCGAGTCTATCGACGACATGGCCCTTGGATAAGACCACGCAGGACCGTATTGCCAACGTGGCCATGGCTTCCTCGTCCGGTCTTGGTCTGCCACTGGGGCAGGCGACGTTCTCCTATCCCGATCGTGGCGGGACAATGCGGGAAATGACCCCATCCGAGGTGCAGAATCTGTTTATCGCTATGCGGGACTATTTGACTGGAATACAGCAATACGACATAGGCAGCGCGCAAGCCCTGCCGGGCCAGCCGGTTTACATGCCGTAATTCCCTGGCTTAATCGCTGACCGCTAAGCCCCCGGGCCCCACGCCCGGGGGCTTTTTTGTTCAGCGACGCTGACCATGCGCCGGCCCATCGGAATTCTGGTTAATTCGCGTCTCACACTATCTCACACCAGCGCAGGAACATGCTGCGGCAACTCGGGACCGAAGCGCTCGTTGGCGAATTGGCCAGGTGAGTGGATTTCGATGCCAGGTCCGCCGGCCGATGTGCCTTGCGAGACAGTGAAAGTTGCGAACTCCGGGGTAGGCGTGCTGATGCGTAGCGTATCCGCCACTTGGCTGCCGTTGTAGAGGCTTAGCGTGTTGGTGACACGGTCGTAGGTGTAACTGTCAGCAGCCAAGCCGTTTAGGTCAACGACCGCCCTTTCCGACTCCCAGCTAATCGCGGCCTTGAAGAGGTCTGGTCTGTCCACCTCCAAGACGGAGAAGCCCACGCCGCTTTGCATATGCACGGTCTGTCCTGAGCCGACCGCGCGGGTGAATTCCAGTGTGCCGCGGCCGGGCGAGTGGAAGCTGGTCACGTAAAACTCCCCGGGTCCTACGACGTCGGCGTTGATGAAGGACATCTGGCCGTCGAAGCCAGCGGTAGAGGTCGTGTTGACGAAGGTCCCGCCATTGATCGCGACATCAGTGGCCGAGGGTGAGAAGCCGCCAATCAGCGTCCCATCGTTGTTGACGATGATGTCCCCGGCACTAAATCGGCTCGTCGCATGGAAGTCAGCGAAATTCCATCCATGGGCATTGACCACCACGTGGGACTGATATGGCAGCAGAAAGGCGACGTCAGTCCCCGACGAGTAGGAGAGATTGAGCGTTGCGCTGCTGATGAGGAACAGCGCGTCGCCCCACGCATTGTCGACGTTGACCGTTGTGGGGCCGGTGATGGTCAGCGTGGCTGAGTCTGGCAATTGATCCCCCTGAATGTTGATGGTGCCGTGAGTGGCCGTGAGACGGTCTCCTGGTTGCAGCGACCCTCGGACCGACCAGTTACTCGGACTGGATATTCTGTTGTTATTGTGGCCGCCGATCCACGCGCGATCTGTCATTGGGGTTACTCCTGGGGTTTCTTCTCATTATCTAGACGGGATTTATGGGACCCCCCACAGGGAATATCCTCTGCCATTTTCCAGATGACAAGCGGTTATTCGCTAGTTAGCGGGCCGGCCCAGTTGTAGCCGTGGCCGTGCCAGCGATTGTGGCCGTATCCCCAGCCATGATAGGGCACCACAGGGGCGACCCCTTATCCCCGCCCACAGTAGTTGCGGGCGTCAGCGAGGCTGGCAATGATGCCGATCACGGGTTTCGGTTATTCCCGTCTGCGACATTGCCTGCGCTCCTCAACGTCTTTTGCCTTCGCTGCCTTTATCGTCTGCCATTGCAGGTTGGCTATACTATCCGGCCCCCCGGCGCAGAGTGGGATTATGTGGTCCTTTACGAAGCCAGGACACGCGCCGTAGCGCCTAAGCGTGGATGGGCAGGGGTGCAGGCGCTGGAACTCGCGGGTAACGGCCTGCGAGCGCTGGGTGACGGCATCGGCGGGCGGCGGGGCCGCCAGAATAAGGCAGGCGATCAGTGGGGCAAGTATTCGCCGCATGTTTCAACGCCCGAGTAAGCGGTCGTCGATCGTTGCGCGGTAGCTTTTGCCGGCGAGCCAATCGAGCCACTCAAGGTGTGGTGGCTGAGCCAGCACGATGCCCAGGTTCTTTGGCCGGTCGCTTACATGGAGCCAAGCCAGCAACGTCGGCAGGTCAACGATCGTATCATCGCCGGCCATTGCCATCGCTTAAAGCCAGCCGCCGAGTATTCCAAGGAACGCTACGAACATTCCAACCGAGAGAATGGCCAACACGCTGAGCAATACGTTCTCAGTTATATCCGCACCACTGCGCTTCGGTGCTTGCATGCTATGGAACATATTTACCTCCGTTCAATAACGCCAGTAGTAGGGAGGCGGCGCGTAGTAGGCGCCGTAGGGCGGCGGGTAATAGGCTGGCGGTGGGGCATAATAATACGGCGCGGCCAGGGCTGCTCCCAGCGCCAGCGAGCCAAGCCCCAAGGCAAGCGGTGCCGCCCAGTTGTTGTAGTAGCCGTGGTTATGCCAGCCACCACGATAGCCGTAGTTCCAGCCACGATACGGGGCGCCGCGATAGGCTGGGCCATAGTATCCTGGTCCATAACCGTTGCGGGCCTCTGCGGTGCCTGAGAGGCTGGCAACAGCTGTAACGGCAGCTAGCAGAGCGATTTGGGACTTACGCATTGGTGTCTTCCCTGGATTCAGTCACAATCCCAGAAAGCCAGCCCTGCGGAGGGCGAATATCCTGTCACGCAGGGCCAGCAGCTCACTCGCTTGATAATGCCAATTAAGTTGGCGCTCATCTCCCATCAGAGGCTCGTCGGGGTCCTGGTCGAATGTCGCGCATAGCTCCCTGGCAATTGTCTCAAATGGCGCAAGCCTTGGGACAACTTCCAGCCATTTACGCATTACCTCATCTGCTTTCGTCTGTGCCATGCGTGCCTCCAGAAGGGGGGTGAAGTTTATTCAGTTGCCGCCTGGCATTTCCGGCATACCCGGCGTTGGATTGCGAGGTATACGGAATGGTGATGTAGATCCATCGTATTTGCTGATGCCTATCGTCCACGATGGTGTCCAAGCCCAAATCGCATTGCATCCTGGTGCGCCGTATCCTTCATCAAACCCATAGCTAATCCAAGGTATCGCCTGCTCCCAGGATAGCACCTGCCCTCGCGGTTGTTCAGCGTATCCAGGCACATTCTCAGAGCCATGGTCTCCCCACCCCATTTCGCCGATCACAACGGCCTCAACCGGCTCACCATCTGCCATAATCTCTATCCACGCCTTTAATGTCGTTGCTTCATCGTCCATGGATATCCTCTATCTCTTACTCCAAGCCTGAATAACTAACCAAGCCCACGTCCAGACTGCCAGCACCACTCCTGCCGATATTATGAAATGTAGAAGCGGCACGGGGTTGAGCTTATCCGCGACCGAAGCGGGAGCGCGCCCGCTTCGACAGGTAATCGCCAAGCGTGAACTCCAGGGCGTAGTAGATACCCATAATAGCGACCACCTGTAGCGGCACGTATGCGCCGATGAGTGTGCCTATGCTCATAAAGACGGCCATCCGCACGAAGTAGAATGCGGCCCACCAAGCAGTGCTGTCAGAAGGGAGCATGGCGTTTCCTCCGCCGCGGTGAAGTTCATTCTGATCGTTGCGGAATATCCCACCTTAGGAAGGCGGGCTCCTGCTCAGCCCCGCCGCAGGTTGGGCAGCTATAGTAGCAGTTCGATTTCCTCTGCTCGGATGGGCTCATATCAATGCCCGATATCTGCTCGTAGAACGTTCCACATTCTCTGCATCTGCCAGGCATTCGGTAGGCCATCGGATTTACCTCACTGGAGTTAAGTTAATCCAATAGACCGGCCCGGCGAAGCGCCGATATTCGCTGCTGAAGTGCCTCAAGCTCACTCGCTTGATAATGCCAATTAAGTTGGCGCTCATCTCCCATCAGAGGCTCGTCGGGGTCCATTCCGAACTCTGCGCAAAGCTCCCGAGCGATAGGTTCGAGATGCTGGAACTTTGGTAACTGCTCTGACCATATGCGCCAGTAGTCGTCTTCCGCCGGACGGCTCGATTCTGACTTTTCCTTCCACGGCCACATCTGTGTGTGCGTTCCTCAATCGGGTGTTAGGTTGTTGCTTCCTTGATTGCCTCTCGCGCCTCTGTGACAGCATCGCTCCAGGCTTTCACTGAAGGTCCATCCCATCCAAGCCCTTCTCGTTCTCTGATCTCATAGACCAGGCCGCCAAGGTCAACATGTTCATGGGTCATAAGCGACTTGAGGGCCTCTAAGAGACGCGGTCCTGTCACCGTCCAGTCTGGCATGTTTCTACTTTGCAGCGGGCCGAGCGCAGTAGGGGCACTGACGCCAGACCAGCATCCTTACCTTGTCTGACAATTTGCGTTCGCAAATGCTTACCGTGGTGGTCATGTCTCGCTCCGGGTGTTGTTTCTGTCTTTCTGATTGACAGCTCTTACCATCCTAATGTAAGTCACGCAATAGGAAAATCACGAACAGGACGGAAAATCAGATAAGTGCCGAAAACCTATGCGAGAAATGGCGTTTGGGGTTGGTCCGTTGAGGCACAGGATACGGTCCTGGCAGCCGCCGCTCCCTCCACCGCTGCGCACTATCGCGACATCCTCAAGGAGAACCGAGCCAAGCGCCCGGCCCAAATACACGGCGAGTGGCTGACTGAGCGGGATGCCATGTTCCGCCCTACGGGACGCCGGAATCGCGACGACACGATCTATGTCGCCACCATGCTTGCGCTGGGTATCCGGGAGGCCGATCTGGCCAAGGTGCTTGCCGCTGCTGCCGATCGTGGGCTGACCATTGTGGCGCTGGACAGCGGTGTTTCGATAGCTCCTGCAGCTGGGGCGCTTGGTGTGAGTGCGGCTCTAGAGGACTGGGCCAGGGCCAAGAGGAGCGCCCAGACGCAGCCGGGTAGATTGCTTGGGGTTCAGGCTGCGGCCTCCGCCAAGCGGTCCCGCACGATGGCCAAGCTGCCGGAAGCCCGTCCGCTGTGGCGGGATGCGAGACCGGACAGGCTCACGTCAGAGCAGGTTGCTGAGAGGGTCGGGCTGTCCGTTAAGACGCTCTACAGCGAGCTTGGACGGCGTCCGGCCGTGAAGAAGAAAGCAAGCCGTAGCTTATCCAAGGCGGTGAGGGAGATTCATAGTGTCGAAATCTGAAACGACCCATCCCAGCCTTCTGTTCGAGGAAGCGTGTTTGCTGGATCGAGATATCGACGCCTGGCAGGTGCAGAGCGACAAAGAGGAACCGCTGGCGGCCTACCTCGTGCGCATTGGCTGGCGAAAGGAAAATCAGAATGGCTGATTCCGACACCACCATGCCGGGGATGACGCCGTTCCTCGCGGAGCATAAGCGACGCCCGACCGCAAAACAGGATGGCATCAAGGCGTGGCTACAAGATCAAGTTGACTTCCTTCAGACGATCCGACTGACCGATTTCGGCAACGGCGCCTTGTCTGCTTATAGGTCCACCTTAGAGGAGCTTGACCGTGAGTGAAGATCAGAAGCCGCAAAACCCAACCACCCAATCTGGACGAGTCTGACGAAACGTGGGGGCGGCTGCAAATGGCATATCGGGCACGTAAGCAGATGCTTCGTGCCCTGGCTGAGTGGACGGAGGAGATCCGTGAGTTGGAGACGCAACGATATGGCTATCCGTCCACCAGGCGAGTGGAGGTGGGACTGTGAGTGCAGATCCGAAATCGCAAAACTCCACCACGGGCCTTTCGTTGGGGGAGATTGATCGCATCATCACCGATCTGAGTGCAACGGCAGACTTCCTGGACTGGCTCTGTGATCGTGGTTACGTCGTGGCCCAACGAAGCATCCAACGCGAATGGATTCCGATCTCTGAAGAGACTGCATCAAGGCTAGCGCGAAGCTTTTTGGAAGAAAGGCTGCAAGTGACGAGGATTGCAGATCATGACTGACCAGAACTCATCGACCATCTCTGACCTGTATTCGCAGCTTACATGGCTTCAGCGGCAGCACCGCAAAACATATGAAGAGATGATCTGCATCGAGAATGAAATGGACGATATTAGGTCTCAGCTAAAAGCGGCAGGAGAGGAGGCCTTTGCCGATGAGCCATGAAGATCAGAAAACGCAAAACTTATCCACAGAACGAGGTCTGATGCATCAGCCTCCGCCCGAGCATGTCGGGTATCCGTTCCATTGGATACAATTCTGCGACGACGAGCCGCTTGTGTGGGAATGGAGCCGATTGCACAAATTCTGGGTAGGCACTCCTTGGCACTATAAGTGTGCTCCTGATAAGCCGAATGCCGGATGGACCTATCTGGCACCAGCCATTCCTCCGAAGTCAGGGAAATCACCATGACCAGTAACCCCACCACCGAGAAGCACGACCAGGACGCCAAGGTGCATGAGGATTTGGGGCGGGCCAGCGTGACGCGGAGAAAGATCCGACCACGATCCGATACGACCGAGTGGACGGTCGCGATCAGCGACGGACCGAAGTGCCCCAAGTCCCACACGGAAGGATTCGATGACTGGTGGCATGATCCTTCCGTCAGGGCGAGCGGCGGTATCATGCGCGGACGGCTGCGGTGCCACGGATGCGGCCGGTTCTTCTCCGTCACCTTCTACCATGGCGGCGAGACTCACTCGGCTATGAGGATCAGAGCATGAGCAACGATACCACGGACGGCGGACTGGCCATCAAGTGGCCGGTCGCGACCCCAGAGAACCGCGCTCAAGTGGGATGCTATTCTGCTGTCGTAGGCAATGAACACGCATGCTGGTGCGGTTATTCGATTGCGGTGGGTTTTGGCCAATGTCCTGAGTGCAGAGCAAAACAGGACCCAGACAATGTCAGACGAGTGTTGGGAAATCATCTATGAGAAACGATACCACCACACTTATCAACCACGTGGCCGCTGCGCTTGCTAGGGAAGCTGGATGGGTAACGCCGTTGATGGAGATGGAAGCGGAATTTGTGCTCGGATATCAAAGACGAGCCAAAGCCGCAATTATCGCCATGAATGACTGGGAACGCGAGCAACGATTGTTTGGAGATCGCCCCCATGACTGACAACACGACCGACTGGCGGGAAGCAATGAAGGCCCGCGAAATGGGAACGATCCTGCGGCACCTCTACATTGCCTTGGGCGCGGCGACTATGATCAATGACGAGGAAGTCATCGGTCAGTTAAGGCCGATCATATTCCGCTACCGCGAGAAGACGGCGAATGACCTTGCGGGGACGCCCTATGCAGAATGATGCAAATCAGAAGCCGCAGAACCATACGACCCAACACTGGACCAGCCGTTATTACGCAACGGTTCTGTCTTTAGTGCTGTCCTGGGGCTTCGTGTGGGGCATTGTCATTGGGGCACATCTCGAAAAGATTACGGAATTTCTGAATGACCGATAAACCAACCACCGCTTTCGAGTGTATCAACTGCGGTAACAAGATCGCTCAATTGCCGTGCCATGTATGCGGCGGGATATGGTGTCGGGCGACGGCGACGATAGAGACGCCCGCGAAACTAACCACCGTCGGATGGCGCCTGCTGGTATTCGATCAAGCCACGGAGGGGCTGGTGACAGAGGTCATGTTGACCCATGACCAAGCGGTGAAACTCCGTCCATATCTGGGTATCGTAGATACAGATGACCATTTTGGGTCATACCCGGTCGCGGGTTTGTCGTGGTTCGCAGAGGAGCATGTGGAAGATCATGACTGACCGACCCGAGACGACCCGCAAGGTCGGAGAGAACGATCCGATCTACCGCATTCGCCAACGCGAATCGACGGTCGAGATCGGATGGGTGCAGGGCAGGTTTCGGCATATCGATGAATGGATGACACGACTTGGGCTACATTCCAGGTCTCCCCAGTTTCTATCCGAGCCCATCAGCGACGAGGCCAGGCGCAAAATAGACAATAGGCTCGCTAGCGTTCCGAGAATCAAACTATGAACGATCAGCCGACGCAAAACTCAACGACCCGGGACATGGACGTCTTCGACGAAGGGTATGACGCATTCGTGGATAACCACTTAGACCGCGACGCATGTCCTTACCCTATCGGGGCAGCCAAACGTAAAGACTGGCTAAGGGGATGGGACTGCGCTTTGGACTATGCGGCGACTGCGACGTGGGAAGATTAACATGACTGATTCCGATACCACCGCAAACTGGTGGCATACGCCCATCGTGTCTCCGCATCAGGTCATTCTGACACTGATCACGTGGACATTTGCGCTGAACATCCTTTTGGCCACTGTGAGGGCGCTATGGCAGATCACTTAGACAGATCCCAGATGACCGATCCAGACTCGCTCGCATTGTGGAGAAGTATCGGCCGGATGGCCCGCTTAGCCAACGAACCGTGTGAGCCTCCATCGGTTCTGTCCTATCTGAATGACGCCTGGGTTGAAGGATGGCGGCAGGAAGATACGAAGCAGGAAGGTCAACATGCCAGATAAACCAACGACCCGCGAAGATCTCATTGGCACCGGCATTATCCAGTGCTGTCCTGAATGTGGTCTGCCACTAGAGGGGGTGGCCATCAACATTCACGGTTCACTTCCCTACATTCGCCACATCAATGTGTCTGGGAATATCAGGGGGGCGATTCGCAGATCGGCGGGAAACAGCGAGAAGTTGGCGGTCGAGCTGACCAACATGATCGTCGGCCAGGAATTCCCCGTTGAGGAGATCGGCGATATCCTCGAATGTATCAGCATTTATCAGCCGACACCGATCCCTACCGAGGTCGTAGAGGCAATAAGGGCCCGTTTGAATGTCTGACGAGCGAAACTCATCGACCGGCTGGCAGGCATGGTGGAAACCGATAAGCACTGCGTCCCAGCAGAGCTATGAGACGCGCTACATCGACGCAGCACACGACAGGGCTGCGCGCGCCATTGCAAGTGTGCTGACTGATTCAGGCGCGTTGAGGCCCGGCCCCGCACTGAACTGTGCCATGGCGTGCCTCACGCGGCTGCAAGGAGAGGGGCTGCTGGTTGCGGATGGGAAGATGGAGCTATGGCAGAGATGAGTGACGATCAAGACAGCAATTCCGAAACCACCCGGGACCTCGCATGGTCCTGCCGACCTGATGCGCGCGACCTTTTTGTTCGTGCGGAGCTAGTTCTGAGCCGCGTTCACACGATCGCATCGGCGGCACTTAACGGACTTCA